CTGCTGTGGGAAGGCTTGTGCCGGTGCTCCCATCATAAACCCGGAGTTTTCTGTACCCGCATCAATTGGCATCGGTGTGGGTGGTGGTGCAGGTGGTTGCAGTAAGCCCTCAACATTATCAACACCCAAAGCCGCATACATACGTCGGTAAGCCTCGTACATACCTTGAGGACCATGGATTTCGGGGTTTGATTGCACCAACTGCAATAGCTCTTGAGCCATGGTGATGCGTTGGCTCTGGCTGAAAATGTTGGGATCGCTAACCGGAATGATGTCTACACGACCATCGAAGTCCTGTAGTTTGATTTCCTGCGGCCCGGTTCCTGTCAGATACGGGTACGAGGGAGGCAGATAGTCTGCAAAGACCTTAGCCAGTAGCTGAAATTCTACACGCTGGCTGTAATGCAAGCGCTTGTGAATTGCAGACATCACCTTGGTGCCACGCTCCAACAAAGCTACGGTGGTGCCCACAGGCATCGCCTGATTCATGTCACCAACATTCATGTCGGCTATGGACGCAAACCTTTTGCCCGAATCTACTAATAGTCCTAGCAACTGCATTAAAACATTGCTGGGCTCTTTGATGGGCAAAGGTATAAGGTTTTCTTTAAGACTGCCGCCGGTAGTGTCAATGTCTCGGAACTCGCCCGGCTGTAGCGGATCGTCCTCATCACGTATGCGCATACCGCGAGCCTTAAAGCCAGCGGGTAAGTTAGCAAGCGTACCGGCATCGATAAGTTGACGAAGAATCGAGGTCGACGCTTTTGCCAAGCCGCCAATCATGTGGCTAAGGCCTAGTCCGTAGAAGCCTAATCCGGGCAGGAACTTGTACTGCACGAAATAATTGATCTTCTGCTTAAGAGGGTCGTCTTCAGCGTAATTTCTGCGGATAGCTAAAACACGCTGAGACGGCTCATCAATGGTGATGATATATGGAAGCTTGAGCCCTGTAGGGCGCCCTTCCGCATCCATGTCCTCATAGCCGGGTAAGTCGAGGACGGTATGCACCTCATACACAGTATGATCACGATCGTTGTTGTAACTGGGCTCCATGCCCTCGATCTCGTCAATCTGCTCTTCGATCTCGTCACGACTGAGGTTGTAACTGCCACCTGTAAGCTCGACGTCCCGGTAAAATCCGCTTAGCTGTGACTTGCGAATCTCGTTCTTCGACATCTGCAATACATGAGTGACACGTTCTGCCGTGAAGATATCTGTGGCCTCGTAGGGCACGACTAAGTCTTGAGGCTGAATGAATTTACTCATCGCCTTATTTTGAGCTGAGTCGTAGTACACCTTCTTGAAAGCAGACCCTGCCAGCGGCAGGTAGAACAACATCATGTCTAGCTCGGGATCAAACTCCTGCATCACATTAAGAATGTAGAAGTTCATGAATTCTTCGACCCGTGAAGCTTGCGCTTCTACCTCGGGAGATCGTGCACCGACAATCTCTGCCTTAACAGGGCCTTTGGCAGGCAAAAGCTCTTTGTACGCCTGTGCCTGAAACTGTGTAACAGCCTCCGCCAGAATGGGGTGAATGACGCCAGTAGATCCTTGGAAGGGCGAGCTTCTCGCCTCGTCAAACTTCATGCCGAGGTACTTCAGTCCGTCAACATACGTCTTTTCCCACTCTGCGCGAGACTCTTTGTCTGCTTCAATAGAGCCCAATACATCCTTGGCTAAACGCATCAAATCGCTATCAACAAGGAATTCAGCAAGGTTTGAGTCGAAGGCGATGCCTGTTTCCATTTCTACAGGTGCATCAATCTCGTCATCTACAAGAATATCTTCTTCCGTAACCAAGATTTCTGCCGCAGAACGGATTTGATCGGCACGACTTGGCTCAGGCGTCACCTCAACGGCATTGCCAAAAGGTATTACGTCGGGATCGTCTTGTGTGCCTAACTCTCGCTTTTCAATAGCCATTAATAATATACCTTTCTGTCACGCCTCATGGGGTGCATTTCATTGACGTGGTCATTCTCTAATGACAGGAAACCGCCCTGTCGAAACCGCATCAATGCCATTGTCGCCGAGTCACAATAGTCGTCGTGCTCTCCGTAGGGGAAGGAAGCCATTTCTTCAATCACCTCTTCGGCAAATTGTTGTTCAGGTGCCCATACCATACCAGACTCGAATATGGGAGCCACAGAATTCATTCTGGCAATCTTATCCTGACCTCGGCTTGGCGTATAGGCTGTAACCGGAATGCCCATACGGCGAAGTTCTTGCGTTAAAGGGGTGCCTGACGCTTTAGCCTCAATTAGGACGCAGTCTGGCTCCCAGTATTTGTATTCATCCCAAGCCAGCTTTTTAAGCTCAGGAAAGTCCATCCTGACCCGTTTTGCATCCAATAAGATGATTTGGTCAGGGTCTCCGTCTTGCGGCTTAAACACCGCCCACGTAGTAATCGCCGAATAGTCAGCGGTTTCTTTCTTGGAAAACGCCGTATCGTAGCTTTGTATTACGTAGTCATACTGCGGAATGTGGTCTTGCTCCCACATATTCCACCACTCGCGCTTGACGATAGAGCCCTCTTCTGCGGTCGGGTTCTGCATCCACTGCGCGTTCCACTTGGCCACTGGCAGTGATGCCTTCACCGAGAGCAGTTCTTCTTTCTTCCAATACTCTGGCCAAAGCGGCTCGTCAGACTCCGGCATGATCGCAGGAAATTCAATGACCTCCCATTGGTCTGCGTGATCGTCTCCCTGCCTTTTCAGGACCTTACCCACAAGGTCTTTGGTCGACCATCGTGTCATGACGATTACGATGATGCCTCCCGGCTGTAAACGCTGACGAGGACCAGACGTATACCACTCATAGACCGAATCCATAGCAGTAGGGCTCAAGGCATCTTGCTCAGACACTGGGTCATCAATAATGAGTAGGTCCGCACCGCGTCCTGTAATCGCACCACCTACACCAGCGTAGAATGATTCACCGCCTTGGTTTGTGGTCCATCTACCTGCTGACTTGTTATCAGCCTGTAGCTTCAGTTGCGGAAAAACTTCTTTATATTCATCAGAGTCGATAATGTTACGAACACGACGGCCAAAGCGCACCGCCAGTTCTGCGGTGTGCGTCGTCTGAATGATCTTAAGATTGCCGCGCAAGCCCATCATCCATGCGGGAAAAAAGGTGGAGGCAAACTCGGATTTGGTGTGTCGCGGAGGCAGGCATACAATCAATCGCTTAAGCTTGCCCTCGGCGATCTTATTAAACTTGTCTCCGATAATCTTGTGGTGCCGACCCTCTACAAAATCAGGCCACTGGCTCTTGATGAAGCTAATAAAATCGTGCTGACAACTATCCTGCTTTTCTAGCCGCTTATACCGGTCTAGGAGCGCTCACGCCCCCTGTTGCTCTTGTCTGCTTAGAACATCGAAGTCCTTGAGAAGCGCGTTCGTCATGTAATTTACTCAGGGTAGCGGCCTGTGCGAATTATTTCGCAGACCTCGTCTGCCCGTGATCCTACCTGCTTAGCCCAGCGAGAGTCGTAAAACTCATCGCCAGCCTTTTCGTAGTCGCCAGTGGCCATTGCGGCCATAGCGTTTTTAAACCCCATAAGTCGAGTCAAGCCGAGGTTGAAGCACAGGTTTACGATAGCGTCTTGACGAACTGAATCTAAGTCCATGAACCAAGACAGTGCGATCAATTCCTGCTTGCACCTTTTGATGTCGTTTTCCAGCAGATAATCTATTTCATCATCTGACAACCCTAAGCCGTTGTTTTCGCTTATGTTTCTGCCTACGCCAATTGTTTCAAAACCGGCCGGGCACAGGTAACAGAACTTTTTGACGCCTTCATGGCGCTTTAATTGTGCAACGAGCTTGCTCATAACCTATCTCCAATCACAAGGCTAAACTTCAAGACCCTTAGTTTCTCTGCTGGACACTCCTGCTTGCGCGCGCCCTGTCGAGACCTCGCTCTTGCATGAGATACGCAATAGCATCGTCTCGATTAGTAAAGCGAGGAACATCAAGGCGATTTTGATTAACGCCCTGCGTCACGGTAAACATAGGCCCACCACCCATATTGACTAAGCGGTCGTAAGCAACGGCAAGATTGTTAGGATCAGCACCGGGGGCATTGAGCCCTCTGAGTGCCGCCATGGCTTCATCAAGATCGCGGAATCTAACATTTTCAAATCCACGCCCCTCAAGTCCAAAGCCGCCTTCTACATCGCGTCCTGAGTAACGATCAATCAAGCCCTGCTTGCGCGCCTTAAATTCTTCGACTCGTCGCCTGTTTTCCTCAAACCTACGAAGGCCTTCAAGTCGACGCTCTTCAATCGCGCGTCTTTCTTCGGCCGTTAATTGTGGTGCTCGTGTTTGACCTGCACCTACAAATTGCACCGCGTCAGGATCTTCTAATTCGTTACGTGCATAATCTAGTGCTTCCTGCCGTGTGCCAAATGATTGATCACCAGCAAAAAAGGTGGGTTGATCTACAGGTTGACCTGCGGCAGAAATACTCGCGATTCCTCCTTGAGGACCCGGAGGCATTTGTCCGGTGTATTGGCCTGTTCGCTCATCAAATCCCGGTGTTCCGCCTGCATACACCGTATCATTAGTGTCTTTTTGAGGGGCTTGGCTTTGCATAAATTGTGAGTACATTGGCGCCGGTGGCGGAGCCATACCAAACGCCGGTTGTTGCATCCCCCCTCTCTGCGCGCTAAACAGGTCTATGTCAGAAAAGGGACTAGAAAAATCTGCGTAAGGGTTTTCATAGCTCGCGTAGGGGTTTTCATAGCTCGCGTAGGGATCTTGATATGGCTGTGGCTCAGGAGGCTGATACGATCGCTCTGATCCGCCAAATAGATCAATAGAGTTATAAGGGTTGAAATCAAAATAGTTCATGGTCTACTCCTGCTTTTGAGACGCACCAAAGTAAAAACTTACCACGGCAGAAACTAAGCCGCCAAGATATCCAAGGATCAGGTTGATTAGCTCCATGGAGGTGGAGCCGGGAGGCTCGACAACAATAAATGCACAGAAGGAGCAGAAGAAAATGACCATAATCAAACCAATGGTCCGGGCTGTCCAATCTGTTGAGAAGTTAGATCGAGCGTCCTGTATATCCTTTGTTTCTAAAGCAAAGACATCAACCTCTAACTCTTTCATGCGCGCTTCAAAATTTAGCTCTGCTTTTTTGATTTCTGCAAGCTGATCAGGCGTGGCCTGCGCCAGAGCCCTCTCAATCTTTGCAGGAGCAGGATCACAGCCTAAGACGTCCGCCAGCATAGATGCGGCCGCACCGCCCACAGGGCCTCCTAGAGCGGCTCCTAGCGTGGGTGCCAGCGAGCCTACCAATCCTTTAACTTTGTCAAAGTTCATCGAAAATACTCCACGAATACCAATGAGCCTAAAATAAACGGATAGATAGCAAGCAACATA